ATGATCTCAGACAAAAGCGCCAAGGTATGTAAACAGCACCTAATCTTCCCTATTCGACGTCAGCGCCATCGCGCCTAAATACGGCGACCCCCGCAGGGGCTAACATAGGGGGCCGACAGGCTGTCGCCTACACCGACATACACACACCTACAGGGGGTTTGGGGTTTCCGTCGATTCCCGTAGGATTCATAACCTACCTACTATGTCGGAGATACCATGGGGAGACAACACACCACATGGATTTCGGACGAAACTTGGGACGAATTGCAGAATATTGGGGGTGATTCGGTATCGAAGAAGATCCGAAACGCCGTCGCCATGGCGAATCCAGAACGCGAGATGGTCATCAAGGCCAAACTTCGACAGTTGGAGACCGCGAGGAACGCGTTGAAGCGCGTCAACGCCATTGCCGACATCTCAACATCGGCCACGGCCGATCATGCCGTTATCAAAATCAAAGAGATTATGGAAGAAGTTTGGTGGATGGTGGAAGAATGACCGAGCCATCGTTTCGCAATCGTTGCGATCAGTGCGACCGTTCAGTTTGGTTTTGCTTCTGCGACATCGAGGAGGAGGAAGAATGACCTGTGGTTGGTGCGAGGAACCAATCGGACGACACTTGGTCGTTCAACGATGGACGATCCGTGGTGAAGGAGGCGATGACGACGATGAAGAGTTTGAGTTTTGTTGCTGGACTTGCCTCATGCGATGGGTGAACGTGTGAAAGTTCGATGCGCGATATGCGGCTTCGAAGGAGAAGTCGACCAGCCGCGCGTCATGTTGATGCCGATTCAAGCGTTCTTTACTGGCGTTAGACGACGGACTGCGGTTGATTTGTGGATTTGTGACATTCACAAATGACCAGGGATTTGACCAGGGATTACCTGGTCAAAGATAAGGGATCATTGTGATAGCAAGCTGAACAGTTTCAAAGCCACCGACGAGGCCGAGAGTAAGAAACGAGACGAGGACGTTCAACCGGACGAGTCCTTCAAGGTTTGACTCCTTTTCTTGACGTCGCTCCTCACGTTCCATCAGCCACGTCGCGAACCTTGTCGTTCGAGATGGTCCAGCTGCAGCTACAGTTTCAGTTTCAGTTTCAGTTGACATCTTGTGCTTCCTCCTGAATGATCGCCATTACGGCTTGATTGTCGTTGAGCGTGACTCGCTCAAGTTCGATGAAGTAATTGTAAACGGCTGTCGAAGTTTCAAATGATGCCGAAATGCCCAGGTAAAGATCACGGACGACAACGTGCTGAGGATCGATGAGTTCGAATGTTTGTCCAACCGAAGTATCTCCTTGGAAGTCCATGCCCGCCCATGCGACTTGGCGACGATCGTCCCAGTTCCAACCAACCGACGTTGATGGTGGAAGTTTCGAATACAACGCATCCTCATGGGTGGCTAAGACTCCGATTGAATCACGGTTGCCGGCGGCGGAGCTGGTTGGATCATAGTACGATATGACAAAACGGGTGACTCTCCAAGCATCGTTGAAATTGCCGTCGTCGACGACGAGGTTCACAGGACCTCCTGAAGACAAAGACAAACCTTGGAGTTGTCCTCGAAGAACACGCCTGTCTTTCATCGCTTCTTGCCTCCGGCAATCTTGTGGGCTTCACGGACAGCACGCTTGAACCCGCCTGCCTTCCACTTCCCGCTCTTCAGTTTGTATCGAGGGGCAATCTTGCGGAACGCGGCCTTGTATTTCCGGTTGTACGCGGAGGCCTTGCGCTTGGCTTTCGTGGCGACCACGGGAGCTGCAGCTTCAACACGCTCGCCGACTTCCGTCCCTATGGACATCGCTAACGAGGGAGACATTCCTCGGTCAATCAGCAATTGACGCAAAATGTTGCAGGTAGCACACAAGTGAGCCACCTCATTGCTGGCTCAATGCGAGGGCCATCGCTTTGCTTTGGCTCATCTTCTCAACGGTGGCTTCGATAACGATCGAGACATACACGTTGCCTGCAAAGCCCGTGTTGGCGACGCCGCCCAGGTAGAGGGATTCAGTGGCGACCAAGTAGCCGTTCGTGTATTGTTGCGGTGCAATGTCGAACGAGTTCGTGGACGACGCCGCCAGGGGAGACGTTGCAATCGAAGGCGTGTATGCTTCGATTTTTCCGGCTGCCACCATAGAGCGATCGGCAGGAAGCACGATGTCGCTTTGGGTTTGAGTGGTGAGTTGGAATTGAGCGACTGCAGCGGTGTCTGCAGCGGCCATCGAAAGCGAGCGCCCGGTGCTGTCTGTGAAGGCAACGTCGCACCGATGTACCTTGAGGATGCTTTGGTTCAAGGCGTCAACGTAAGACCCCAAGTCCACTGCTCGCTCAGTGAAGGTGTTCGTGTTTCCAATGTTCAGTGTCTGTCGGATGAAGAAGCTCTCAGCCATGATCTCAGACAAAAGCGCCAAGGTATGTAAACAGCACCTAATCTTCCCTATTCGACGTCAGCGCCATCGCGCCTATATACGGCGACCCCCGCAGGGGCTAACATAGGGGGCCGACAGGCTGTCGCCTACACCGACATACACACACCTACAGGGGGTTTGGGGTTTCCGTCAATTTCCGTAGGATTCATAACCTACCTACTATGTCGGAGATACCATGGGGAGACAACATACCACATGGATTTCAGACGAAACTTGGGAAGAATTGCAGAATATCGGGGGTGATTCGGTATCGAAGAAGATCCGAAACGCCGTCGCCATGGCGAATCCAGAACGCGAGATGGTCATCAAGGCCAAACTTCGACAGTTGGAGCGCGCTAAAGCCGCCCTCAAGCGCGTTCAAATGCTCATCAACCGGCCTGATCACGGCATTCAAGCAATCATTAACGAACTCGAGGACATTTGGTGGATGGTGGAAGAATGACCTGCTCATGGTGTGAAGAACCTCTCCAGGGAGATTTCCCGCAAACTTGGCAGCTCATCGGTTCAGAACGCGATGGTGAAATTGAAGAGTTTGAGTTCTGTTGCTGGACATGTTTGATGAGGTGGGTAAATGCATGAGGGAACCTGCCGATGTTCCGGCATCGTTTGGCTGTGGCCGACAAAGATGAAAGGCGAGTTGCCACCATCGTCACGTTGCATGGATTGCAAAACGCCGGTGGTTTGGTCTCGTGGTTAAAGTTCGATGCGCGATGTGCGGCTTCGAGGGCGAAGTTGACCGTACGCGGTTGAAACTCATGCCGATTCAGGCGTTCTTCACCGGAGTTCGAAGACGAACCGACATCGACGTTTGGATCTGTGACCTTCACAAGTAAGGAATCATTGTGATAGCAAGCTGAACAGTTTCAAAGCCACCGACGAGGCCGAGAGTAAGAAAGCTCACAAGGACGTTTAATCGAACGAGTCCTTCGAGGTTTGACTCCTTTTCTTGACGTCGCTCCTCGCGTTCCATCAGCCACGTCGCGAACCTTGTCGTTCGAGATGGTCCAGCTGCAGCTTCAGTTACGGTTTCAGTTTCAGTTGACATCTTGTGCTTCCTCCTGGATGATGGCGAGAACGGCTTGGTTGTCTGTCAATGCGACTTCTTCAAGCTCAACGTAGTAGTTGAAATACGTCGTGCCGGTTGCGACGAGCGAAGAAATGCCCACATACAAATCCCGCACGACGACGTGCGTCGGGTCAATGAGTTCGAACTGATTACCAACGGTTGAATCGCCGTCCATCGCAAGGCCAGCCCATGCAACCTGGCGTCGATCATCCCATGCCCAACCAACCGAAACACCTGGTCCGACCTGGATGGCCTCGTGATGCGTGGTCAAAACTGCAACAAGATCACGAGAACCAGCGGAAGAATCGGCGGGGAATTCGGTGGACACCATAAACCGGCGAATCTTGAAACCATGGTTGAACCGCTGGTCGTCCTGGATCAGTTGCAGCGCACCCTCGTATTGGAGAGCACGTGCTTGACCGCGGATGACTCTAATCTTCCCCATTCAATCACTTCCTCTTAGCCATCTTGTGAGCTTCACGGACAGCACGCTTGAACCCGCCGGACTTCCACTTTCCGCTCTTGAGCTTGTATCGAGGGGCGATCTTACGGAACGCTGCTTTGTATCGGCGGTTGTATGCGGAGGCCTTGCGCTTGGCTTTCGTGGCGACCACAGGAGCTGCAGCTTCAACACGCTCGCCGACTTCCGTCCCTATGGACATGGCTAGCGAGGGAGACATTCCCCGGTCAATCAGCAATTGACGCAAAATGTTGCAGGTAGCGCACACGTTACCAACCTCATTGTTGGCTCAACGCGAGGCTCATGGCTTTTGCAGAGCTCATCTTCTCAACGGTGGCTTCGATAACGATGCTCACGTAAACGTTGCCTGCAAAACCCGTGTTGGCGACGCCGCCCAGGTAGAGGGATTCAGTGGCGACCAGGTAGCCGTTCGTGTATTGTTGCGGTGCAATGTCGAACGAGTTCGTGGACGACGCCGCCAGGGGAGACGTTGCGATCGAAGGCGTGTATGCCTCAATCTTTCCAGCTGCAACCATAGAGCGATCGGAAGGAAGCACGATGTCGCTTTGAGTTTGCGTGGTGAGTTGGAATTGAGCGACTGCAGCAGTGTCTGCAGCGGCCATCGAGAGCGAGCGTCCGGTGCTGTCGGTGAAGGCAACGTCCACACGGTGGACCTTGAGGATGCTCTGGTTCAACGCGTCAACGTATGAACCCAGGTCCACTGCTCGCTCAGTGAAGGTGTTCGTGTTTCCAATGTTCAGTGTCTGTCGGATGAAGAAGCTCTCAGCCATGATCTCAGACAAAAGCGCCAAGGTATGTAAACAGCACCTAATCTTCC